ACCTTTTAGATTTATACATTGGAATATACAAGCTGTGCCAAAAGAAATGGCAAAAGATGTTTAAAGTAATAGATAATTTATTAGACAAAGATAGTTTTAAAAGAGTTCACGACATGTTTTATAACAACGAGAACTTCCCTTGGTTTCCTACTCCTGTGTTAGATTATAAAGAACACAAACAATTTGTGCATTTTTTTTATTATGACCATAAACCTAATTCTATCTATAATGAAATATTAAAACCTATTTATACTTTATTAGGAGTAAGGGCTTTAATAAAAGTAAAAGCAAATTATTTATGGAAAACAGATAAAATTATAGAACATGGATTTCATACAGATGGTGCAAAACATATACCTAAAGATGATAACCCGGATTGGAAGACAGCTATATTTTATATAAATACAAACAACGGATATACAAAATTTAATATAAAGAAAAAAATTGTAAAAAGTAAAGCAAATAGACTTGTAAAGTTTCCTGCAAAAATTAAACACACAGGCACTACTTGTACAGACAAAGATGAACGAATTGTTTTAAACATTAATTATTACTAATGAAAGAATATAAATTACCACTAAATAGTTTTATCGGAGGTTGGTTTATTCCTGCAAAAATTTGTAATGGATTAGTTTCTTATTATAATGAATTTAATAAACACGCCACACCAGGTAGATCAGGCAATGGCAAAGTAAGAAAAAATGTTAAGGACTCACTAGATCTATTAATTAATTCAAACAACCTTGATAAAGAAATATTACTTTATAGAATTGAGTTACAAAAAATTTTAGAATTATATATAAAAAGATATCCTGAAATAAACGACTGTTCTAAATTTAACGTTAAAGAGTTTAATATTCAAAAATACAATAAAAAAGGTGGATTTAAAAAATGGCATTTTGAAAGAAGGTGCCTTGAACATGCTGGAAGAGTTTTAGTTTTTATGACTTATTTAAATGACATAGATGAAGGAGGCACTGTTTTTAAATACCAAAAAATTACTACTCCTTCTATGAAAGGTTTAACTTTAATTTGGCCTACAGATTTTACCCATACCCACAAAGGTCAGATAACAGATAAAGAAAAAATAATAACAACGGGCTGGTTTGAATTAATATGAAATTTTTTAAAATAAAATCGTATTACATTGTTACAGATATAAAAGAACATAAAAAAATAAAACAAAAGTTTTTAGACTTAATAGATTTAATGCCAGACTCTAGTTTAGGCACTGTATCTAAAACTGATTGGAATTTACCAAAAGAATATAAAAGAAAGTATTTAGATTATTTTTATGATATAATTACACCATACATGGATACGATGGCTAAAAAGTTAAAGTGTAAACACTGGAATATTTCTAATGGCTGGTTTCAAGTGTATGGTAAAAACGATACCCATACTTGGCACACACATGCAAAAGCAAATTACACTAATATTTATTATATAAGCTTGCCTGATAAATCAGTAAAGACACAAGTTTATGATGTGGTAACAAAAAAAATAATTGATGACTTTAAAGTAGCAGAAGGACAACTATTGACACTGCCTGCTAATTCAATACACACCTCTCCTTTAAACAAGACAAAAAATAAAAAAGTTATTATATCTTTTAATTCTAATTTTGAAGATGTGGATTTAAATCTATGAGTTTTAAAAAAAATAAATATACAATTATACGTCAAGCAATATCAAAAGAATTAGCTTCATTTATTGCAAACTGTTTTTTGATGCAAAAACAAGTTTATGATACTTGTAGAGCACACAGATATATATCACCTTTTGAGAATATTATAGGTCATTACGAAGGCATGGATGAACAGATACCTAATACATATGTTCAATACGCAAACATTGCTATGGAAACTTTAATGTTAAAATGTCAGCCTAAAATGGAAAAAGCTACTAAACTTAAATTATACCCAGCTTATACTTATGCAAGA